CAAGCGCCTTGAGACGTTTGTTAGCGGAAAGTTTCATTGGAAGTCACTTCTGCCACATGAGCAGATGTCTCTGGCGGTTGAGGTAATGCGGTTGCGCTACCTGATGGGCAAGCAGTTTGAGTTCATCAGTGAGTCGCTGCATCATAAAGAAGCGGCCCGGGAGTACCGGGATTTAATATGTAAAACGTCCGACGGAGGGCAAGATGAAAGCGATAATGGATTTAATGAGGGATCTTCCTGAGCATATAGTCTGGCTATTGGCCTCAATAGTTTTTGTGATTGGCTTTGGCTATGCGGGTGATGGTGATTATGAGGAGGCGACAAAGGCGCAGGAGGTTTACTGCCAAAATGTAGCCAGTGGGGCATGGCCTAACTACAGGGGGGCTGATTGTGAGTAAGACTATGGTTAAGCTGGAGGGTGATATTTACCTTGGTGAAGGGCGCTTATCTGTTAGCTCCAACTTCTTTTCTCAAAATAATACAATGGCGCTTGATTTGCTCAGCGACTGGATTTCCGATCTGAAAAAAATCAGATGCCTTGTTTATCAGGCCGAATACGGCGACGGCGGCCCACAGGAAGTCTCAAAGGATATGTTTGAGGATGACCCGATAGCATACATGGAGGCAAAGCTACGATACGACAAGAATAAAGAGGCGGAGGAGAGTGATGGGATATAGGGCGAACGCAACAACAGACGAGTGCGGGAATCAGCTTTGGCTTGGCTTTAGTGTTGGATCAGGGGTAAAGCCCTTTAATGATATAATGCGGGACAAGGCCAAGCCTCCTCAGCTACCAAAGAGCATGATCCAGATTACCGATATCTCATTCCTTTTTGATGAGGGCAGGATGGCTGGAGACAAGAAGCTGCAGAAGTATAATTTTCTGGCGTCAGTGGCTTTACGCAAAGAAAATAAGCTGTTTCAAGTTAGCGTCGGTGAGGCGAGAGATGCCAGCGGCAGGACGCTCTACCTGATGACGCCATCGTATCTTTATACTGCCAAGCTGGATGGTAGTTCTTATAATTACTGGAAGATTTAACGTGACTGTTAGATCTCCGTGGGATGACGAAGATACCCGTATCGCGCTGCAGGCTGCAACGCAGATGGCTGAGCATTGGGGTGAGGATATGGCTATCATGAGTGATTTGTCGGTTAGGCCGCTGAAGGAAGCTGACACCCCGCCGCTGGAGATTGTGCGTTGCCCTGCCGCTTTAAAGAAGGCCGCCAATAGGCGATAATATAGGGACGAAGTTATCCAACCATAGGTGGGATTTGTCGGCTTTACTCCGGCCCCTCCCTCCGGCGGTGAGGCGCAGCATCGTTTATAGATCAGATATGAAAGGGGCCATTATTTCATAGAGAGTAGTATCTGATCGTCTGCGTCACAAATTGGGGATTTTGATGCAACAGTTGCTGTCGATACAATGGTATCCGGTGGCTTTCGGCGAGATGCCAGACGCTGAGGGAACCTATCTCGTTGCATTTTCAGATGGATCGGTAGAAAGCTATCCTATGGATGAGAAGGATATACAGGATGGCGAGATACATTGCGGTAGCGCCGTAGGTGAGTGGTGGGCAGCTAGTCCCCCGCACCCAGAGCGGTCAGATTTTATGCTAGATATCAGCGAGTTGATTGAAGAGTGAACAGCAGAAAGGGCATCCCAAATCGTAACAAGCGGTTCCTGTTAAACAGGCTGCAGGATATGTATGGGGATGACTTCCACCCGATTATGCGTATGGCAGAGCAGGCAGTTAGGCTGCATGAGCGAGCAGAGACGGGCGATACCGCAGACATCAAGGCCAGTATTGACGCATGGGATAAGATCGCTGCGTACACTGAGCCTAAGCTGAAGGCCACCGAGATTGATCTAACCACCAGTGACGGCAGTATGTCGCCCACGGTAATTGAACTGATCCCCCGGCTGCCAGATGACCAATATAGCGACGATTGAGCTACCCCCGAAACTGATAGAATTATTCAGCGGTGAAGCGCGCTATCGCTGCGCTTACGGAGGCCGTGGCTCAGGCAAAAGCCGATCGTTTGCAATCATGGCTTGTGTTAGGGGCTATATGTGGGGCCAAGAGGGGCGTTCTGGGCAGATACTATGCGCTCGGGAGTTCATGAATAGCCTTTCTGATAGCTCTTTTGAGGAGATTGCTGGGGCTATTAAGACCTACGATTGGCTGGCAGAGTATTATGAGGTTGGCGAGCGATACATCCGCTCCCGGGACGGCAACATTGAGTTCACCTTTGCGGGATTGCGTAGGAACCTAGACAGCATCAAGTCTAAGGCTCGCATTCTTCTTTGCTGGGTCGATGAGGCAGAAACAGTATCTTCGGTAGCGTGGGACAAACTAGACCCCACAATACGCGAGGAAGGCTCTGAGCTATGGGTATCGTGGAACCCGGAGAGTAACCTATCCGCTACGCATAAGCGGTTCCGGCAAGACCCGCCAGAGAGCAGCAAGATTGTAGAAATCAACTGGCGTGACAATCCGTACTTCCCCAAGGTGCTGGATCTAGTCCGGCGCAATGACTTTGAAAAGCGCCCAGACAACTACGATCATATCTGGGAAGGTGCGTTCCTGACCCACCATGAGGGTGCGTATTACTCGCTGGAGATGCGTGACGCTAACGCTCAGGGAAGGATCACAGCCGTACCGTATGAGACTATCTCGCCGGTTATCACCGCATGGGACTTGGGGATAGGCGATACAACGGCAATCTGGTTTGCCCAGATGATTGGCCCTGAGACGCGCCTGATCGACCACTACGAGGCGTCCGGGGTCGGCCTAGATCATTACGTTAGGGTGTTGCAGCAGAAGGGCTACATATACGACCAGCATATCCTGCCGCATGACGTCAGGGTGAGGGAGTTAGGGTCTGGCAAGTCCCGGCTAGAGACGCTGCAATCTCTCGGGCTGAACAACATTCAGATAGCGCCGCAGTTGAACGTAGACGATGGGATACAGGCGTCACGGTCGCTGTTGGCAACGTGCTGGTTTGATGCTGAGAAGTGCGCCCACGGTGTTGATGCGTTGCGGGCATATCACCGAGAGTATGATGATAACAACAGGGTGTGGAAGGGCAGGCCATCGCACGATTGGTCTAGTCACTCAGCAGACGCATTTAGATATCTTGCGGTGGGATACAAGAAAACATCCAACTGGGGTGATCCTATTCGCCGCAACCTCCAAGGCATTGCTTGATGGTATAATGGGGGATGGGATTACTAGACGCTATTGCCACCCTCGTTAGGGCTGGCTATCCACAAGAAACTGCCCGGAAGATAGCTTCTGGTGAGCTGCCGATGGACACCGCCAGCCGTATGTCTCGCGCTGACGAACAGGGGTATGATCCATCAAAAGTTGTATATCACGGCACGGGTACTGACTTCTTAGAGTTCATTGAGAGTCCTGACGGGTCTTTTGGCCCCGGCATTTATGTAACACCGGAAACATCGTTAGCAAGCAGTTATGCCAGCGACTTTATTACTGACGATATAACCTCTGGCGCACAAGTCATGCCGCTGCTTGTAAGAGGTGAGTCAATTCCGTTCAAAGACTTGCTGCGACAGAATCCAGATGCTGTGATGTCTGATCTTTATGAGATTGGAGATAATTATCGTCGGGCAGGAATCACATCCACATTTGATAAGGTGCGACAGGCTGCCGGAGGTGGTCGCGTAAAGCCTCAAGAAGTGCAGGCCGTATTTGACCCCCGCGACATCCGATCCTATTTCTCCGCTGCATTTGATCCTGACTACACTGGCCCAAACATTCTTGGCGGTGCTGCAGGCACGGCTGCTTTGGCTGGGTTATTGGCTGCCCCAGAAGAGGCGGAGGCTGGCACAAAATCAGAGGCCGCATCTGAATTTATAAGTGGCGTTATGGGGCTGATTGATCCCCGATATGACAATCGCGTTGGGTCTAGGGACAGAATGGCGGCACTGACTCCGGGCTTTGAAAGTCGCGGAACGATTGAGGGCGTACCTAGAATCTCTTTGTCATCCCTAGAGGGGCGAGACTTTATAACTAGCATGTCGGATCGCACAAGGGGCGGCGGTCTGCTGCAGGCCATCAATGACGTAGAGTTGGCATATCCGGTCAACTTGCAGGGCGGTCAGGACTTTATGATGGAAAACCCCGGCATGGTGTGGGCGTCAGCGCATACTCCGGTGCATCAAATTATGAGAGAGGCTGGCGGCGAAAATATGCTGTATTTGCCTTTTAGGATGGCCCCAACTGGCGGTGACTTTGCCAAGATGACGGGCGAAGCCATGCTCTCATATGCGTCTGCGAATATGACACCAGCGGTCAAAAAAGAGTTTGATAAGGCTGTCAGCGAATATGTGACCAAAGGGAAGATGGTCAAAGACAAGAAGACCGGCGAATCAAAGCTAAAGGGCGCTGGTTTATCTATTAAGGGCTGGAAGGGTATAGATGATCCATCTTCTGTAGAGGCGTGGCGCCAAACGCCTGACTCTGTCAGAAAAGAACTGATGGACATGATGGATAAGCGTTTCCGCAATAAGGGAGGACTTGCCATAGGCGAGGCAAGGCTGGCTGTCTCAGATCCCTTGCAGGTTGGCGCTAGGGACGCAGGAATACAGAATGTTGGTGAGGTGTTTGGCGGCGGCGATATCATTGTTAAGTCAGGGCATCCCTCATATCCGTATGGCGTTCCCGGGCAGGGGCTAGGACGCCTTGATGACCAGCCTATGTCTATATTTGACTTACTTCCAGATGCGAGATTAGGCAAGGAACAGCGTCGAGTTGGAGATACTGTTGAC